GCATTGTAAAGTAGTTCCTACAACAACAACTGAACGGCTGTTGTAAGTTAAGTCATTACCACCTGAACTTGTTACCTGAGCAGGAATGTATTGAGGTTTTAACAGCCAATGTTCAGCTATTACTTTTTTATCGTCTATTAACTCACCTGTTATAAAAGATATTTTAGGTTCGCTGTAATCTACATAAGTAGAGTGTTCTAAGTATTCTGCGTCTTGTATAGTCATCTTAATAGTTTTGAATGTAAATTAAAGTAGCTAATATTGAAGCTCCTATTATACATAAGTGAGCAACAACATCTAACATCTTATTTGTTCTTGTTCTCTTTTGCTTTGTTAAATTTGTAATACTGTAATTTTGAACTCTATTTTTTTTGAAAAAGTTAGTTAATTCTTCTTCATTTAAAAAATAAGTTGCGTTTGTGTTTTTGTTTACTGTTTTAAAGTTTTCCATTTTCTTATATACCTATATTAGTCGCAAAGGATTTTATGCTATAAAAAAAGGTAGATAACTTAATACCTACCTATCTTGATTTATTTAATTATTTTAAACTACTCTTCCAAACTATATTTTTCGCAACTATTTTATTATTGTTTTTTACTCTTATGCTTAGTTGTAAAAAAGGGTCAACTTCTAATAATTTACCTACATTATCCCAAATTTCCCTTAAAGAATTTGCGTCTTTCATTCTTGCACTTCTTAATTGTTTTACAAATTCAATTGCTTTATCAATATTGTGCATAGTTTTTACAACTTTTCTTTCGCTAATAAATTCAATCTTTTCCATTTTCTTATTTATTTAATTAATTTAATTTTGACAAGGCAAAGATAAAATAAAAAAAGTTACCAACCAAATTTTAAACTAAGTTTTTAACTAAAAATATTAAAAAAAGTTATCCCTTATCTAGTAAATGATACTAAAATAAATTTAAAAAAAGATTAAAATTGGTTAAAAAAAGCGTTAAAAACCTATAAAGGCATTAACAAATTGATGGGAGTTTTACCGTTATTTAGTACAACTACGCAGCCAACAGCAGGTTTCTTACCGTATTTAGCATATGCCATAGCGTAAGTTTCGTGGTCTATCCCACAACCAACTTGAACTCCAAATATTCTGAAGTTCTGTCCTACAAAATTTTGAACATAACATTGAGTATGTAAATGTCCTTGTACTGTATTCATCATATCAGCTCTACACTTAGTTGAAGCAGTACCACCTTCTCCGTGTATATATTGTACACCATCTAAAGTGTATCGTTCTACAAAGTTCCAATCAGGAGTTTCTAAAACTTCCTTATAAGATTTAATCCATTTACTTGGAATTGCTGAAGTCTGAGCCTTACGCATTATAAGTCTATCGTGATTACCGATAAGTACAGTTGCTTTAGGGAAAGCGTCACGCCAACGAGCAATACGCTTAATAGCCAATTCTAGCTCCTCTAAGCCACCCATTCCGTCTGCTGAGGTTTCGTGATAGCTTGAGTAATGATTGTCTATTACATCACCTATAAAGATGACCTCTGTACAATTAAAGGTTTCGTATTGCTCTAAACACCAATCAAGATAGCTGTCTAAACAGAACGGCTCGTGTAAATCTCCAATAACTAAGACATTCCTAGTTTCTGACTCCCTAAGCTTCTGTAAAGCAGCTACCTCGTGAGGTTTTAATCTGTATCTGTTACTTTTTAGCAACGTCAGCTATTCCCTGTCCAACTATAAGAACTAAGATTGCGTGATACAATTCTCTTGCAGTATTTTCGTCTACTCCTAAGTAAGTAACTAAAGCAGGAACTACTACTGAACTGATTGCATACCAAAACTTCTTAGACTTTAACATCTGTCCGATAAGGTACTTTTCAAAAAACTTTTTCATATTATTTATTTTTAATTATTAAGTTAATATTTTCTCCGCCCAAATATATAATTTCTTGAATAACTAAATCCATAGCTAAGCGAGAGTTTTCAACAATGTCTTGTTTACGACCATTTCCTACTAGAATACAGCCGCTTGTATCTTTAGCTGTATTTCCTCTATGAAATAAAATCCAATCTCTGTTAGGCACATCCTGAACTAATAAGTGTAGATAGTCTCTTGTTGCACTTTCTCTCGGAAGTCTTAATCTTACTTTATATTGTCCTTCAGGAATACAACTTATGTTTCTTTCGTTATTGATATAAGGGTTTTCTAAGGTATCACAAAAACTTTCTCCATTGATAAACAGTTTACCAATAGTGCTTTCTTTTGTAAATGTATCTCTAATTAAAAGAAGATTAACGCCCTTGACCTCTGTAGGCTTTTTTAAAGCCGTTCTGTCCTTTACTTGCGTTTTTGGAGTGTACTCCCTTTCGTTTCTTTTTAACGCTCTTAAAAACGCTTGTAACAACTTTACGAGCCATCTAGTTATTTTTTTCAAATTGAATGAATTTATATATAGTAAAACTAATTGCTAGAGTCAAGGAAACTAGCGTTAGTATTTCGTTACAGTCTGTTATGCTGAAAGCTATTGCTGAGGTGTTAGCTAACCCTACTTGTAGAGTGTCTCTTACTTCTGTCATTTTGTTTTGTTTTTTTATCTAAGTATGTCTTTAACTTAGTAACATTTTTAGTTTTCGGTTTATAGTGTTTCTTCATTCTAATCTAAAAAGTTTCTTAATGTGATTTTCGTTCCTTGTTGTTTTGGTCTTTCAAGATTAATTCCGTTATAGTAAGCGTTTTTATCAGGTGAAATATCTGCTCCTGTATTAGTGTTGTATTCAGGAAAGCTACTTATATTGTTAGTGATATACTGTATCATTCTTTCTGTAAAGTATTCAGCATTGTTTCTTACTTCTTCTCTAAGGTGTTGAGCTTCTTCTGTACTTAAAGCTGTTCCTGTCTCTGAAGTCTTAGAATAGATGTTACCGTTTTCCGTTTTAAAGCGTAAATAAGGTATGCACATATGAAACGCCCAAGAAGGCAAACAGTCGCCTATATACTCATCTACTAAAGTCTTGTATGCTCCTGCTAAAGTTCCTGCTGTAATTTCAGCTTCTAGCTTTTGATACAAGTCAGTTCCAAGTTTTGGCTCTATATAGATACGCTGTGCTTGTAACACATAAGGTAACAAGATTTGAGTGTCTACATTTAAGTTGATTGCTGTGCTATCTTTTAGCTTTGCTTCTGATATAAATAGTACGTATGACATAATTAGTTGTAATATCCGTTATTTTTCATTTTTCTAGGTGGTGTTGCTACTAGCTTATCGTTCTTCTTAGCAGTAAATCCTTCTGACTTAGCTTTAGTGTAGCCAATCATATCAGCGTCTTCTATTTTAGTTGTCTTACTTTCTCCTATAACTGTCTTGTAAATTCTTCTACTCCAAAAATGGAAACATTGAGGACCGCCTTTGTATAGCCAAATTGAATAGGTATCAGCTCCGTCAATACCAAACCCTGCATTTACAGCTTTTTCTCCCATATTGATAATGTCTTCCTTTCTATATAGCTTTTTAGCCGCTTCCATTTTTCTGCAAAAATCTCTTTTACTTCCTGACTTATTAGTTAAGAAATTGTCATTAGCGTAAACATAACGAACTCTAAAGTAATCAAATGACTTTTTAGATAGACCATCTTGTTCTGACTTACGGCTTGGAATAGCTCTACCTGTTGAAGCTAGTTCTAACTTTTCAGTCATTAATTCGTTTAATACTTCTTCATAGTCAAAGTCTTGATGTTCTCCGTCTACTACTTCTTCTTCTATTAATTCCCATTCTTCAGGAATATCCTCTCCAAATTCTTCAATAAATTTATCAAGTTCTGTCTTTTCACTTGCAAAGTCATCTCTAACTTCTACATCAGCTAAAGGTTTTAAACCAACTTCTTCTCTTATTTCATCTTCAGTCATAACTCCTTTCAAGTCTTCTGAAGTAAATTCTACTGTAATTGGTTTTAACTGAACAAACTTAACAGGTAAGTCTATATTGTTTACTGAGAATATAGTCTGTAAAGTATTTAAGATATGTAATTGAAACGGCTTCACAACTGTATTAAGATAGAAGTTTCCTGCTGCATTAAGTTCGTCTACATTTGAACCCAATCCTGTATCAGATTTAATTCCCATAAGCATAGGAGACGTTACCCTGTGTCCTGTAAGGATGTTTTGAACCAATAGCTCCTGAAGTGCTAAGTATTGCTTGTCTGCGTCTGAAACGCTTATAGGTGTTATTTCAGGTGTTCTAGTTTTGTCATCTGAGAATGTTAAAATAAACTTCCCTGAGTTAGAAGCTCCTGTAAATTTCTCAACTAAACTTTGTTCTATCTGTCTTCTTTCTTCTTGCGTTGGTATGCCATTTGCGAAACTCACAAAATAGCTCCCACTAAATCCATTTTCTATATTGTTTAAATGAAACTCAGCAACCTTTTGGTCTACTAAGCACCAATTGTTAGCTGCTAAATAATCAGGTGTATGATAAACGTCCATATTAGGACTGTATGCACCTGTGTAAAGTAACTGACTTCCTGAAGTTCTGTCGTTCACATTAAAAGCAGGTACAGGGTAGGGTTTATTTGACCTAGTGTTTGACCAATCAGCACTTATATAGAAGCACTCTACCTTACCCATAGCATTTGGCTTTGCTGCTCTTACACGCTCTACAGGGACGTGATAAACTTCTGCTATTTCTGTTCTTTCTCTATTCCATACAATATGCAAAGCATAAGCTCCTTGAAGCTTAAAGTCAAAAGCTACTTTCTTTATTACTTGGTGTAAACTTTCATTTGAGTTAGCGTGTCTTAGAAACTTCTTAAGCTTTACATAAGACTCTAAATTAGTATCATCTTCTTCAGCTATTAAGTCTTCACCTGCTATCATTTCAGCTGTAGCGTTTATAATTGCAGCGTGTGTACTAGAATTATAATATAAGTCAATTAAGAACTGAGGGTAAAGGTTCTTCCATTCTTCCGTTCCGTACTCTATGTAATCACGACCTCTAACTTCTTGTACTATTGGAGCTGTTGATGTTTCTAAGTTTATACTAAGTATTTTATCCATATTTTATTTTATTGTCCGTAATATATATAGTTTGTTTCTGTTGGTGCTTCTCTTTGCGTGTATTTAACCTGCTCTGTTCCATCTTTTTCAGCTAGATACATTTTACCTTTAGTTACTAATCCTTGAACTACTCCTTTATCGTTAGCAGCAGGACTTAAAACTTCATCTTCATTAATAGGTGCATATCCGTGACTTACTGTTACTGTTCCAACCCAACTGACTTCGTAAACTTCATACTTCCAATAACCTGCAGGAAACAACTTTGTTTTCCCTTCAAAAATATTAGGAACAATATTGTAAAAAATACCTATTTGAGTATATCTGTCTTTAATAGTTTCAGTATCACCATAAGCATAATGAACGGACTTATCTAAGTCATTAGTGAATTTAATTAAGTGCCTTATTTGAGTAGAAGCGACAGAAGTATTTATACGATTGTCTTCAGTTTGTACATATATCACGAAAGCGTTTTCTGTTATTGCTTGTATCATAGTTAGTTTGTCTGTTATATAATAGAAA